GGGTGAACGCGATTGCCGGGGTCGTCAGCATGGCAACCGCCGTCAATTTCTTTGCAATGGCATACGGTCTGCGTCTTGGTGGCCAGCCGCTCGATACGACCACGTTGCCAAAATACGAGCATCGCCCACAAGACGGGATTATGCCGCTTCGTCGGGTCCCATAAGGAGAGGTCATGAAACACGCCGAGACCGTTCACAGCAGTTCATTGGGCAAGAAACGCCGACGCCGGTTGCGTTCATAGATGAAGAACGAACATGAAGACAACTGAGCCCGCAGCAGCAAGTACGTGGAACCCAATCTGGCCGTGGCAGTACGGGGGCAAGAAATGGACCGTGACCTGCGGAGAATGCGAACACACTTGGCGGCCAAAAATTCCGGTGGCCAGTCACCAATCCGCAATATGCCCGGCTTGCGGCACGCTCAACAAATGGCGCGTGTCGGTTGGCGATGACTTGAGATAAATGAACAGCTGCGGACGCTGACACCGCCTTCCCTCGGCCGCCCGCTGAAATCTTGAGGAGAGCGCAGTGGACAAGGAATACCACTTTGAGATTGTCCAAGGCGGACTTGTCGTAGCCGAGGGGTCGGGCGCTGATCTCGACAACTTGCGTTTTGAGATGCTGCACTACGCGATGGTTTACGTGCAGGACGGACCTGTACTTCTCAAGGGCAGCCCAGAACTGATGCCAGAATTAGGCTGCAAGTGGCCGACCGCGTTGACAGCGGCTGAGCGCACAACAGGAGAGGACGATGTATGAGAGCCTTTGGGACGGTCCAAATACGGTTGGGGAGTTTATCGAATTGCTTTCTGCTTTTCCCACTGAATGGCCGGTGCGGGTAGCAACGCCTGCGGGCGGCGGCATCGCCGTTGAGCATAGAGAGATTGGCGGGAAGCCTGTTATCGCGATTTTCGGAAAGAACGGCGGTCGGTTTGGAGAAAACCCGCTGACCGATGATGAATACAAAAAGGAGTCTGAGGCATTTCTGGATGATTTGAAATCGGGCCGCCGATACACCTCAGTCCACGGGGACCATCGAACATATTATCCCGACTTGGGGCCGCAAGCGACTTGCTACGGCAAGCGTTACGACCGACGCATTATCGAGCGGATGGTTTTCGAAGGTCTAATCCCGCAAAATAGCGTGGACATAGATCGCGTTGCTCGCTTCGACCGATAACATCTCCCACTGGTCGGAATCACGAGGAAACGCCACGACGCACATTGCGGCCGCGTAGGCCATCACAACATACGCCGTGGCGTTTCTGCCTTTCATTAGGCTAATCCTTAAAGAAAGGATGGGCCGTTATCGTTTATTAGCGGGCCACCAGCAGGCCACCAGCCGCGCCCGACGCAGCACCGATAGCGGCACCGCTACCAGCCATTGCGGCAGTACCGGACGCCGCAAAAACGCCGCCGGAGATCGAGCCGCCAGCAGCGCCAACCGCAGCGCCGATACCAAAGCCGAACAGCGCGCCGACAACCGCACCGCCAATGATGCGGTCAGCAGGCGAGCAGTTGGCCGGGATAAAGAAGAACCCGCAGGTAAAGAGATTAGCGGGAGCCTGCGGCGGGGGAGCCACGCGCTTCTTCGACGCGGCGGCAGCCGGGCTGGCCAGAGCAGTAAGGACGGCAAGAGCGAGAGCAAGTTTCTTCATTTGGTTCTCCATGATGCTAGTTGGATTTTGGCACTTTGCGACGAGCATCGCGCCGCAGACACTTTTTGGCCGCAGTGATTTGTTTTGCGGTCATTTGAGTTTTAATAGTTTCGATTGTTTCAGGTGACAAGTTGGCGACAGCCCACCGCACCTGCTCACAAGTGTATTGCTCCTGTCCGCGTGCTGGCGCAATCATAAACATGCCGATGACCAGCAGCACGACAAAAGTAAAATACATTGTGATTGCAAACGTGGCGATGATTGCATCAACCACGTCTTTAGCCGAGTTTACATTCATGATGCGTATCTACCGCCGTGTGGATTGACAACGGTAAATCCTGACAGGCTGCGCACATGCAACCGGGTCTTTCGGCCACCGCTGTTGGCGTCATAGGCCAGCACTGTATTCTGGCCAACGACCTGACGGATGACGAAGACGTGGTGCTTGCGGACGGCTACCATTCCCGGAGCGGCGTTTGCTCTGGGGAACTTGAACCAGTTGGCCGCCAGCCACAGCGACCGCACATGCCGCCCAAAGACTTCCAACGCGGCACCGCAACCGCAGAAAGCGCGGGCCGGACACCCGGACGGATGAGGTAAGATTTGGGTAAGATGATCTGACGTTGTTTGTTCAAAGCGACGATGCTTCTTTCGGATAACCCGCGTTTCGATACGCGATTCCTTAGAATTGAAAGAGCAATAGCGGTCGCCACAGAACTGCTGCACATTGTCAGCGCGGGCTTCAACCAAAACCGATAGCAACATACCAATGCTGCAAAGGATTAACTTCTTCATGGCTTCGTTCCTTTCTCGAAGTCAAAGCGGGAACCATTCCCGAGTATGGGTACTCTTCATCCTTTCTGAGTTTGTGTTGATGATGGGCGGTCTTTTAACCTTAAAGTCCGGTCATGGACAAGACGTTAATTTGCAACACATTAACATAACATATTGTTACGGTCTGTAATAATTCGTGATCGTAATTGTGCGGCAGTTAAGATATGTTAATGCCCTCAGTGAAGGAGGAACCCGTGATTCCAAATGAAAATCAACAGTTTATGGATATGAACACGTTTATGTATAAGTTTAAGGTTGCGCAGCCCGGAGATAAGATTGTTTACCATAGGGGGTGTTTGATGCGGGATGTTCAGTTGGACACGCCGCACTCAAAAGAACTTCTGCACCTTTCCCGGCGCATTTATCGTATGGCCAGAACAGAAAAGCTGGAATTGTTTCAGCAAGTTATCAAAACAAAGAACACAGTATTTGAGGAAGGGCCCAAGCGCAGGCGGGTTTCAGCCGACGAACACGTCTACATCGCCATTAAGTTGTAAAAAAAACCTCCCCGGAGAATGACCACGGGGAGGAAGTTACTAGATGCCTGCGCTACATCTACCTCCGTATATGTAGCACTTGCATTCTAGTAACCTCCTGCTTAGACTGTCAATAGTTTCTGCTGAATCTATGCTTGATGGCCGGGTTTTACCCGATTGACCGGATAGCATTGTGGCAGCGTGTGTGTTGGGCGCGTGGCACGTTGTTTCATGCCCCATTAGACTGGGCACGCGGGAGCCGTAATCCCGAGAAGGCAACCGCCGGACCACCCTCCGACGGTCCTGTAGGCCGCCACGGCCGAAGGAGCAACGTCCGCCCGTCGTCAGACGGCTCACCCCTCACTTCGTCCATATGCGGGCTTTGGAAAGGCCACACGCGGACAGGGAGCGGCATTGGAAATGCCGATAGGTGGAGCACCCACCAGAGGTTGTAAAACCTATCACGGACGCTATACGGTTGCGCTAGTGGACCCCCATCGCATTCCTAACAGCCTGCCGGGTTGCCGAGCAGGAGGGAGGGAGGGGTTGCGGAGGGCGGACTTTGTCAATTTTTCGTCGTGTTAACGTTAAGAGAGACTGATGGTTAAAGCTAGAGCTATCGTTGATGTAATCCGTCCGGCCCCAAGTCCGTTTGTGGGCCTGACGAAGTATAAGGTTGAAGTTTGGGGTGAGGCCCCTGACGATTTCGTGCGAACCTATGAAATTGAAATGAAAACTGATACAATGGCGGCTCAGGAGGGCATACGGCGTTTCGTCGAAGAGATGGAAAACCGGAAGTCTGAAAAGGATTAGTGCATGCCTCTTACGCCCGGCTTGGTTGCCAATATTCCGCAAGTCGCACCACCGGAAGCCGCTAAGGAGCCGGAAGCTGATGTCATTGTGGAATCCGCCGATACGGGCGTTGATCGCCCGGAAATGGACGATGTTGGTAATATTCTCAAGATCGAGCATGCAGATGGTTCTGTCAGTGTTAGTATTGATGGGTCGCCAATTGAACGTGCTGGTGCAGCAGCCGGAAACGGCGGTTGGTTTGATAATCTTGTCGATCGCATTGATGATTTCGAGCTTAGTCGCATTGCTGACGAGCTAGTTCGCGGCATTGAAGAAGATCTTGAGAGCCGTAAGGATTGGATTGAAGACCGTGCGCAGGGCATGCGCCTGCTTGGTCTGAAGCTTGAGGTTCCCGGTCTTGGCGGTTCGGCTGAAGGCGCTCCCGTTGAGGGCATGAGCCGCGTGCGGCATCCTTTGCTGCTTGAAGCGGTCCTTCGTTTCCAAGCCAATGCCCGATCAGAATTGTTGCCGGTTGATGGTCCGGTCAAAGTTCGCAACGACGGTAACAATGCGAACTACGACGAAGACATGCTGGCTAACTATCTTGAGAAAGACCTTAATCATTATCTGACCGACACGGCGTCGGAGTATTATCCCGATACTGATCGCATGTTGCTGATGCTCGGCTTTGGCGGCACGGCGTTCAAAAAGATTTACTATTGCCCGCTGCGCAACCGTCCGGTTTCGGAAACGGTTGATGCGGACGATCTTGTCGTCAACAACAGCGCAACCGATCTTCGTAACGCAAAGCGTATTACTCATCGTTCATTCATGAAGCCGTCAACAATTAAGCGGCTTCAAATTCTGGGAGTGTATCGTGATGTCGAGCTTGGCCAGCCGGGTATGGCGCATCTTGACAGCGTACAACGCGAGAAAGCGGCTCAGCAGGGCATACAAGTCTCAACATTTAATCCGGACGACCGCGACCGTGAAATCTACGAATGTTATTGTGAACTCGAAATCAAAGGTTTTGAACATCACTTCAAAGGTAAACCTACGGGTCTCGAAATCCCGTACTGTGTTACCATCGATGTATCTTCGAAGCGGATCTTGTCGATTGTACGAAACTACGATGAATCGGACGAACTGCCCGAAGCGCGAACCAACATCGTAAAGTACACGTTCGTTCCCGGCATGGGCTTCTACGATGTCGGGCTTCTGAACATTCTCGGCAACACGACCAACGCGGTTACGGCTGCTTGGCGTGAAATGCTTGATGCTGGCATGTACAGCAACTTCCCCGGCTTCCTGCTTTCGGATTCCGGTGGCCGCCAGAACACGAACATCTTCCGTGTTCCTCCCGGCGGTGGCGCGCTCGTTAAAACCGGCGGCATGCCGATCAGCCAAGCCATCATGCCGTTGCCGTACAAAGACCCGTCGCAAGCGTTGATGAATCTCGTTGAGAACATGGCACAGACGGGCATGCGGATTGGCGGCACGTCAGAGCAACAGGTTGGTGAGGGGCGCGCTGATGCCCCCGTCGGCACCACTCTGGCCATGATTGAGCAGGCTCAGAAGATTCTGAACTCAGTGCATAAGCGACTGCATGCAGCGCAAGCGGAAGAGTTCAAGCTTCTGGTTCGTTGCTTCAAAGAGCATCCCGAATCATTCTGGCAGCGCAACAAAAAGCCCGCATATAAGTGGGATGAAGCGACCTTTATCCGCGCACTTGATGATTGCGATCTTGTTCCGCAGGCCGATCCGAATACAGCCAGTCATACGCAACGTCTCATGAAGATTATGGCGCTGAAGCAACTGCAGGCGGCTCAGCCGACGCTTTATGATCCCGTGGCGATCGACACGGCTGCGCTAAGAGCTATTGGCTGGAGCAACCCGGAACAGTTCTTGGCTCCGCAGAATGCCCAGCAGCAGCCGCCGCCTGAGATTGTTAAGGGGCTGGCCGACATTAAAGCTCGGCAGCAGGATGCCGATGCCCGCATGATGACGGCTCAGGCCAAGATTGCTGAGACGCAGGCTAAGATTCAGCAGGGTGCGTTTGCTCCGAAGGGCGGCGTTGCCCCGCAAGACCCAATGCTGGCCAGAGCGGACTTGATGGATGCTCAAGCCAAGCTGATGAGCGCCCACGCCAAGACTCGGGAGATTCCGCTTCGTGCTGCGGAGATGGAAACGGAAGCTCGCAATCAAATGGCGGAACGAGAGAGCCGCGAAAAGATCGAGCGCATGATTCTTGAGAAAGAGCGCCTTTCGGACATCATGGATATTGAGAAGGAACGGTTTGCTGCTCAGGTTCGCGCCGCAGAAGCCAATCGTCGCGGTAGTTAAACAATGATGTTAACGTTAAGTTTGCGCCTCTTCCATTCATCGCGCGCTTGATGTATCATACAAGCACGCCTCACCGCATATGGATGCGGTCAGTCTTGCAAGAACTCTATCGGGACGCCGATAGACCCATTAGGAGTTAAAGTTAATGTCCGACTTCAGCAAATACCGCCGTGGCGCGATGCGCGATAAGGCCAAGCGCCTCACGTCCACTGACCCGCACCAGAAGGTCGATGCGTCTAGCTGGACGCCGCCGGAGCCGCTTGATGCAGATATCAAGACGGGTCTCCGTCCGATCTCTAAGCGGGCTTTCAAGCGCGGTGGTAAGGTGTCGGGCATGGCTCAGCACCGTGCTGACCGCAAGCCGCGCAAGTCTGGTGGCGAAGCGTCGGAATGGATGAAGGCTAAGATCAACCGCAACGTGAAGGATGCCAACGAAGAGCGCGCTGGCATTAAGCACGTCGGCGGCATGAAGCGCGGTGGCCGTAAGGGTCACATGGCGGGCGGTGACATTGGCAGCATGCTGCGTGATGCTGATACCCGTGAGAGGGAGCGGCAGATTGAAGAGCGCCGTCGTCAGGAGCGCGAAATGCCGATGCGGCCGTCGCCATATAGCGACGAAGATCGCGCTGGCATGGATGCTCTTGTCCGCCGCACCGTTCCGATGCGCAAGCGCGGTGGTAAGTCTGCCCATCCGGATGTTGCGGCTGATAAGGCCCTGATCCGCAAGATGGTGAAGCCGGAAGCCCGCACTGGTCGCAAAGAGGGCGGCTCGGTCAAGTGGATTCAGAAGGCCATCAAGCATCCGGGTGCGCTGCACAAATCTCTGCACGTTGCTCCGGGTGAAAAGATTCCGGCCAAAAAGCTGACGAAGGCTACGCACAGCGCCAATCCGACGCTGGCCAAGCGTGCCCGTCTGGCAATTACTCTTAAGAAGCTGCACCACAAGCACGGTGGTTCGGCTGTTGGCACGATTGCCGATTACATCGGTAGCCGTCCGACTGGTGGGCGCACTGCTCGGGCTGCGGGTGGCCGCACGAAGGGCAAGACCAACATCAACATCGTGATTGCGGCGGGTCGTCGTCCTGAAGATCAGCAGATGCAGGCTGGCGTTCCGCCGATGCCGATCCGTCCCGCTGGCGCGATGCCGGTTCCGGTCGGTGCGGCTCCGGGCGCTATGGGCGCTATGGGTGCTGCAACTGCTCCGGCTCCGGTCATGGGCGGGATGCCGCCTGTTCCGCCGCCGGGTCTCGGTATGCCCCGTAAGGCTGGCGGTAAGGTCGGCCACCGTAGCTATCGGTCCTATAAGGACATGGATGCGGGTGCTGGCAGCGGTCTTGGCCGTCTCGAAAAATCTGAAATACAGAAACACAAGAAATAATCGGGACTTATTGACAAAGGTTAATGGGGCACCATTTACAAGAGTGGTGCCCCATTCTATTATAGGCATGCCTTAAGAGGGGCGGCATGCAAACCAGAACTCATATGTTCCAGCATGAGTTGGGAATACTCATCGCTGCGGAGATCGAGCGGCTGAAAGAAAATCTTGCTGCGGGCGGGCTGAAGTCGTTTGAAGACTACCGGCATACCTCTGGCCAGATTTCAGGTTTGCGTATGTCACTTGATCTAATGGAAGAAGCCGAAGCGATCTGCAACGGCAAGCCGCGTCAATCCTAAGAGGGAAACAATGCCATACATGGTAATGCAACATGATGAAGACCCCGCCGAGTCTTTGAAAGGCATGGTGGGCGATCTTAATCATATTGAAGTGTTTAACAATCAGGTTTTGGTTGCTGTTTATATCCGCCCGAACAAAACCAAAAGCGGAATTTATTTGAGCGACAAGACCACTGATGAAGATCGCTATCAGTCAAAGGTTGGTCTCGTTCTCAAGAAGGGACCGACTGCGTTTGTTGATGAGACGCAGAATTGGTTTAAGGGGGTCAACGTTGATGTTGGTGATTGGATCATCTTCCGTCCGTCTGACGGTTGGGCAATCACTGTAAATAATGTTTTGTGCCGTATGCTTGATGACACGGCGGTGCGCGGCTGCATCAGCCGACCCGATCTCGTTTGGTAAGGACAGGAAACATCATGGCCAAGAAAGAAAAAGCTTTGGAAATCGAAATTGAGGAAGCAACCAATAAGGAGGAGCCTAACGATGTCGAAGTCGTTAAGGCCGAAGAAGACAAGCCAGAAGAAACTGCAGTCGAAGCCGCCCCTGAGCCCGAAAAACAACCGGAAAAAAGGGCAGATGAAGCCATTGAGCGGCTCAACAAGCAGCTTGAAGACGAAAGACGAGCCCGTATTGAAGCTGAGCGTCGGGCGCAGTTGGCTCAGCAAGAAGTTAAGCGAGCTAACAGCGAAGTTGAAGACACGAATCTCCAGCTAATCAACAACGCGATTGACTCGGTTAAGAACGACAATGCGTTTTTGAAGCAGCAGTATCGCGATGCGATGGCTGCGGGCGATTACGATAAGGTTGCGGAGCTTCAGGAGTCGATCTCCATCAACTCGGCTAAGCTGTTGCAGCTTGAAAACGGTAAGACTGCAATGCAGTCGAAGCCGAAGGCGGCCGATAAACCGGCTCCGGTTAGCAGTGATCCGGTTGAGCAGTTTGCATCGCAGCTTTCCCCGCGATCTGCTGACTGGATTAGGCGCAATCCGCAGTGCGTAACGGACCAGAGGCTGACGCAGAAGATGATTGCGGCTCACAATCTGGCCATTGCTGACGGGTATCAGGCTGATTCTGACGATTATTTCTCATTCATTGAGGATACTCTGAAGATCAACCGCGCTCCGAAGGCTGAAGCGGCGTCAGATTCCGAGAGCCCCATGTCGTCAGCATCGACGGCCACTCAGCGCAGGTCTGCCCCAGCGGCCGCGCCTGTAAGCCGTTCCGGAAATGGCACCGGAACTCGTCAGAATGTCGTTCGCTTGACTGATGACGAGCGCGAAATGGCTAAAATGATGGGCATGACCGACGTGGAATATGCTAAAAATAAGGTTGCGCTGATCAAAGAAGGCAAATTGACCCATTAAGGAGTGAACTATGAGCGACACCATGACCAATGCTCCCCGTCGGCGCGGTCGTCCGGCCCGAACGGCTGATGTTAATATCGAAAACGGCGCGGCAAGTGTTAATACGACTGAACCCGCCCCGGCTGCGGTGGTAGAGCGTTCCGCGATGAGGCCCCCCGTGCGTGAAGAAGACCCGCGTGCCCGCGCTGCTGCCCGTGCGGCTCAGATTAAGGGCCATTTGGGCGAGCTTGATGAAGGTGTGGATGACTTTATTACCCCGCCGCCGCCCCCCGGCTGGACTTATGAGTGGAAGCGCAAGACCATCTACAATCAGGAGGACCCGGCTTATCAGGTCAGTCTGGCCAGAATGGGATGGGAGGCTGTCCCTACTACTCGCCACCCAGAAATGATGCCCGGCGGCGGCAGCCATGCTAACATTGAGCGTAAGGGCATGATTCTGATGGAGCGTCCGGCTGAAATCACTGAAGAAGTGAGGGCGGCGGACCTTCGGAAGGCAAGAAATCAAGTGCGGGCTAAGGAAGCTC